ATCGGGTTCAATTCTTTTTTCTGTATCGTGAAAATAGACGTACATTAATCCTTTCACTTCTTCACCTTCTCGATTCATTCTTTTAATAGAACCAGCAAAACTCAAATCACCTTTGATTTTTCTATCGGTCTCTTCTTTGAATTCTCTGTAAGCCGCTTCTTTGGGAGTTTCATTCTTTTCTATCGAACCACAAGGAATACTCCATTCTCCAGCCAACGAATCATGATCAGCACTTCGTTTACATAATAGTACTTTATTATCATGTCTTACTAAAACACCTGCGTATCTTTTCATATACTTTATATTTATTGTTATGCTAGTAAATATCAACGAAAACTCTTTTGAGGTAAAGCTTGCCATCACACCAAACGCAATTCGTGAGGGAATGATGAACAAGAGATTCGATGATAGTTTTGAAGGTATTTTGTTTCTAATGCCAAATGTTCAAGAACAATGTTTTTGGATGAAAAACTGTATTATACCTTTGGATATTATTTTCATTCAAAACGACACCATTTCCGAAATACATTCTAATTGTCCTCCATGTAAGGATGAAGAGTGTCAAAGTTATTGTGGTTACGGAAGCAAGGTGTTGGAAATTGCCGGTGGAAGGTGTGAAGAACTCGGAATCAAAAAAGGTGATTCAGTTAACTTCAAACTTTTTTACTGATTCAACTTTTCTTTCAGTTTTTCAACCAATTTCTTTTGAACCATTTTTGCAAACTTAACGTAAGGCGCATCATCAGCATCAGGATTATATCTATACTCATCCGTATTAGGACGAGTCTTTCTTCCCAAATAATTTAATCCTGAAACATTAGTAATACATTTGTGTCCACCAGAGTTTGCTTGAATCAAATCCCACATTGACACCCCAAATTTATCCAACACTTGTTTTTGTTCTTCTGTTAATTGATTGAATGGTATATCAATAATCTGATTGATTTTTTCTAACAACTTCTCACCTTGAAGAGTGGTTTTAATTTTCTCACCGTAAAAGGCATTCAAGTCTTTACCTGTGAAACCCACAGAACCTTCTTTTGTCGCCATTTCTGAAACCCACTTGATCGTTGACAATGGAACAATCTTTTCTTTCAATTGAGGTTCCCAAATCTGAAGTACTTCTTGGGCGATGTCACCTAAGTTTACACCTTTGAGTCCTCTATCTTCCTTAAATGGATTACAAGACGCTTGTACCAATCCGAGAGGCCACGCTATTACTAAGAAATCCGCATCGGGATAATTCTGAAACGGTGTGTATCTGTCATATGAACCAGGTTTTCTCATATTTCCACCACCATACTGAATGATAATACCGTCTTCGAATTTCACGTTAGGACTCAACTTTTGAGATTGGATATAATCTTTTTGGTGTTTTGACATTTCCTCGGGAGATGCCCATCTGTTTTTCTCAGCAATCTGTCGGATGTTTTGGTAGATATTCAAGAGTGTAGGTTCTGAATTCATAACCAAATTCTCTAAGAACCCTGGTTTGTTTTTGTACGCCAAAAGTAATTTGTTGGTAACAAGTCCTAAGGCAAATTTGTTCTGTGGAGTTTCTTTTGACTTGTCTAATTTGTAAACATAATTCATAACATGTTCAGGTTTCAAACCGTACTTTGCAAAGTCAGCAGAATCCACAGTTGATATTAATTTTATGTCACTTGAAGGGAAAATATCTTTTGGTGAAACCACCTGTGATATTGTTTCTACGTTACTTCTTGCACCTCTGAAAGATTTGGATTTGGTGTCCTCTGCACCTGCTTGTCTGTCGTGGTGATCTGTATGAATAACAAACATGGGTTTTCCATGTGCAAAGTCCACCAATACAGGCATTGTATCACCTTCAGCATCTATCTTCTTAACCGCAAATTCTTTATCTCCATACTGAATAACTTCGGTATCTACAACTTGAATCCCATTGTCTTCAAGATATTTTTTCATTGCCAAAGCAGTGGTAACCCCATCCAAATCTTGGTGGAAATAAATTTTTGCCTTTTTGTATCTGTCAGCTAACGCTTTGATGTTTCGTAAACCCGATTCTTTCAGAAGTTTTTTCATATCACGCCCCTAAAAACAACATAATCTTTCCCTTACGTGGTGAAACATAAACCTGTACATCTTCATCCTGCTCAGGGTGAACAACAAATCCTGAATCAGTTCCTGTGATAGTGAATCTGTCGGTAGGTTTTATCATTCTATTATTAGGGAGTTTCACATCACCTTCTGTCATATTGATTAGGAATTTTTGGTTCGGGTCTTTGAATAATTTCATTAACTCAGTCCCCATCATACCAGCATCAACACCATCCATTAACCTACCCGTTACTGTTTCAACAGCTTCAGTAAGATAGTGACTCTTAGTTGCTTCTTGGTGAATATTCAAGATTCTCTGTTTTTCACTTTCGTCGATACGAAATACTTTGTGATTTGTAATCATTTTTAAAATGTATTTTACTATAAATATAAGATAAATAAAAAACCCCTTTTCAGGGGTCTAATTAAAGTTCAAGTTGGGTTTGTCTTTTCTTCTGAACGAATATATCAATTCGTTTTTCAGCCACTTCACAGTAGTTAGGACTGAGTTCAATACCAATCCATCTTCTATCTAATACTTCTGCCGCCACCAAACTGGTTCCTGAACCTGAAAATGGATCTAATACTACGTCGTTCTTGTAAGTAAGTATCTTTATAGCCTTGGTGGGGATATCCATTGAGAATGTTGCTTTTGTTAATGATTTTGTGTCTGCGAAATAATTCCACTGCCCAAAAACCAAGTCGATGAACTCTCGTTTTTGTTCTTCTGTGTAAGATTTTTTCTGTCTTGTAACACCATCTTTTTCAACATCAACCATTTCACACCCCCACTGTGGTTCACCCTTAACTTTTTTGATGTGGTGTTTTTTGTACGCTAAAATTACACATTCCTTGGGATTGTAAATGTATGGTGCTGATGGTGACATCCAACTACCCCATGCTGTAGTACGACTTCGATGGGGCGATTCTTCTTCTAAATCAACAATACCAAAGAATTTGAATCCAATATCTTTCATGATTGCCCAAACTTCTCCTGACATAAAAATTCTACCACCTTTATCTTGACGATTGATTTCATAAGGGATGTTCAAAGCAATTCTACCATCATCCTTCAACACTCGAAAGGCTTGTTCCATCCACGAATATGTAAATTTAACATATTCCTCCCAAACCATATCATCTTTGTGAACGTCATAATCAATACCAACCCCATAGGGTGGAGATGTTACGATTAAATCAACAGAACCTTCAGGTAATTTTTTCATTACCTCAACACAATCTCCGTTGATTACACTATTGATTACTTTCTCTAATTCCATTTTCTATTAGTTGAATTTTTCTTTCTATATACCAAATTGCTTTTTTCAGATCTTGGATTTCTTTATCTGTTCCTTTCTTTCCTGCACGTGCAATGTACTTGTATGCATTTCCAAGATGGAAATCCATATCGGTGGCTTCAATTACTTTGATAACTTCGTAAGGATTATCTTCACCACCATAATGTTGTGGGTGGTTTACGTACTCGTAACTACTATTAGGTTCACTCATGACAATGTTCTTTGAGTTGGTAGTACCCTTTCCATTTTGTTTCCACGATGTTACCCAATTCAATTTCTTGATTAAGGTAATCTATCATTTCATCCTTTCCCATTTTAGCGGTGAATGCTAAAAAGGTAAAGTGACAGGGTTTTACCAAATGTTTATTTAGTTTTTTTAGAATAAGGTTTGTTATCACCGGTAGTACGTTTGGTTTTCTTTTCGGTTTTTGGCTCGGACTCATCTTCAGACTTTACGACTTTGTTAGTTCCACGAAGAGCCTTCCAAAAACTCTTGGCTACAAACATCCATCCATTTCCGTTTTTAAGTTCCGCTTCCTTGTTCTCGACGCGACGAATCTCGCCAGTCTCCACGTTCTTAATTGTTTTCATATTCAATATATTTTAAAATTTGTTGTTTAGGTTTTCCATCCATAAACATTTGATGTGCAGTATTGGACTCGGTATCCAAAAAGAAAAACACATCCGCATTGAATATCTGTTCCAACGATTTGTCGGTTCTTAATTCATTAAGCAAACTGTCCTTTTTGAAATAACGTTTATTGAGCCCCATACCTTTTGTTTGTACAAAAATACAAAAAATATCTAAACTATCAAATATGTTTTTTTAGTTTGGTAGATTGAATTACATAATTCTGTACCTTTCTTTTCGCTATTGGGAACAAGGTTGCCTCAAATGGGAATTTTTGACTGACAATAACATGAAATACAGGTAGATGGGTCCCTCCCAGTCCATTGTGACTCGGGAACTCCTTGATTAATTTCTTAATATTTTTTACAGGTGAAGTGATAACCAAATTGGTGGTACACTCAGTAACCAAAGACTGTGGGTTTTTATCAATATTATATTCATACAGATATGTTTGTCCACTCATGTTGAAAAAGAAATATCCATATCCCCATGTCAATGCTTCAGTGGGATAAAACAAATCCACTGAAACAGAATCGAAAGCAATACTCCAAAGGGATTTACCCATCTGAAATAAATCTTTAAGTAAGGGTTCTGCAAAACGAGCAGTTTGAGATATTTCAGATTCATCTGTTGGATTATCGAACTTCAAAGGGATATATTGTAAATCACTCAGGGTTAATTCTTGGTCGATACAATTTATTTTTTTCTTTAATTTGACGTGTTGATTTTTGTTTTTAACCATAGAGACATTGGCTAAGTGGATAGAAACTTCTTGAAAGGTTGGGTATATTTTTAAGTTTGAGAACTCCTGTTTGGCTTTTTGGCAAAAATCCAATAACACATATTGATTGTATTCAAAATCTATAGGTTTATGGAATAACCAATTAAGTTTCATTTGCTAAAGATAAAAAAAGGCAAAAGTCTTTTCAACAACTTAATTCACTATATAAACGAAATACCAATGTTTGTTAACGGAAGCTTCATACTCTGTCCCGTCATAATAATTTAAAATGTGTCCTCTACCGTCAGTGCTCAATTGATCCTCAATAAGACTATCAATATCGATAAAATCTTCTAAAGACACTCCAAACTCATCGAGATAGTACATTGGATTAGAAACGTATTCGTCCTTGATGTTCTCGATTTGATATTCTATTTTTTCCTCGGGTACTTCGCCTTCGGGGTTTTCCTTTATTTCTTCAATTTCTTCTTCGGCTTCGGTGATTTGTTCTTCAGTATTTTCAACCAATTCTTCTAACTCTTGATACTCATTACTTCCATCATCTTCTAATTCATCCATTTTTTGTCTCAATTGATAAATCTTTTCTTGAAGTGATTCGATTTTTTCTTGTAATTCTTCTATCAATTTTTCTTGTTCAGATGATAATTCTTTTTCTGACTCATCAAAGTAAGATTCAATATCCTCTCTTACGAGATCTTCAGCCAAATTCTGAAAAAATTCTTCAATTTTATCAGTGTCTAAATGAGATTCTAAAAAGTCATGACGATACATTTCTGTCAAACTATTTCCCTGAATTTGATCTTTGAGCATTTCGGTAGCATACTCCGTAGCTTCGGTGTCATTACCAACTTGATATTCATCATATCCGTTTTCACCAATCCATTCGAATACTTGTATACCCCGACCGCCGAGTCCAATTGGTATAAGGTTATAGATATCTTCACCCTCAGCAATGTCAATGTTTAAATCATCATTCATGACCCGCCAAACAGCATTTGCTCGGTTGGACATATAAGTGTCGTTCTCAATATTCCACTCATCATCTTCTCTTCGTGACTCCGCCTCTGCCAATTTTCTGGCTCTCTCACGTCGTTGGTTTTCTCTTTCGATTCTTTCCCTTTCTTGTTTTCTTAAAAATTCATCTTTGAATATACGAATCTTGTCAGGATAGTTTGTCTCCATGTATTGAACGATGGTAGATTCAATCTTTTTCCAATTGTCAGTATCCAATATCCATCCACTATAAAAAGGTTTGTCCTGAACATCCCATAAAGTTCTACTACCATCGAAACCTTCTTGAACAGCAACTTTATAGTATTTGTCACCTGAACTTGCCTTTTTATCTAATACATAAAACAATTTTCCTTCACTATTATATTTTTGGAAATAAGACTCGCTTGAAGTTGTACACCATTTAGTTCCCGAACCATAGTAACATGAAGTTTCGTATGTGAGTGGTAAAACCACTACAAATCTGTCGTCTTCATACAAAATCTCAGCACCTTCAACTTTTTTTACATCTCTACGGACTCTGTTCTCATGATCTGAAATGGCTTGGGAAATAGCATCCAAGGTATCATAGTTGTTTATTTCTCTGTCGTTTAGAGAAGACTGATATTTTTCAAACTTATCTATGATTTTTTTTACTTTTTCAACGTCAATCTTACCGGGTTGAAGTACTTTACCCAAGAACATCAAGTATTTGTTGTTTGGGTTTAAATCTTGTGATAACGATAAAATGGTTTTCAAATTGTTCTTATCGAACTTTGAACCATATGATTTCAAAAAATCATCTCTCCTACCCTCTAAAAGTATTTCTAAAAACTTCATAGACATTTTACGTTAACAATAAATATATTGATGTTTGAATTGACAAACAAACCATTTCCCACAATATTTATAGTAATAAAAAAACAAAAAATATTCTATCATGGGTTGTGGATGTAAAAACAAAACAAATTCAAATACCGCTCAGGTAACTAAGTCAAGAACAAACGAGCAAGTTCAACAAGCCATCAAAAAGACTGTTGAAAAGTATTATTTGAAAAAATAATATCTTGTCTTATCAAAGGGAGATTTCTCCCTTTTTTTGTATTTATAAAAATGGAAGATATTTTATTGCAGATATTAGATAAAGATTCGGAAGACATCGCTGCATTCGTACAAAAATACTTTGGTGGTGATTGGGATTTGTTTTTTTCAACTATCTTAGAAGAAGGTATTTGGACTGAAGATGAGTTGATGGATTGGGGACTTTACGAATTAGAAGGTCCAACAATTATGTACTTCCTAAATAATGGCAATAAAGATATTATTGGAAAAGTCGCTAAAGAATTCATAAGTGGAGTTAGCCAACAAGAAGATGGGAAACTTTTGTATTGGGTAAATGGTGAGGATATTTCAAATTTATTTTCAAGGAATTATGAGCGTATTGTAGAATCTCTTTTTGAGGGTGACGTTTGGGATTATGCCCCCGATTCGGATTTAGATGATGAAAGTTTAGGTTTGTTAGGTTTAATTCAATCACTCAATTCGAAAAACCTTCAGAATTTGAAAAACCAACTTTATCAAGAAGTTGAAGGACAAGAAGTTCAATTAGGTGACTCAACGGATATTATTACTTTGGATATGGTAAATTCAATGGATTATGATGAGATGGCTGATCTTATTGTAGAATCCGCACCAGATTTATATTCAAATCTTAGAATTTTATACACACATTCCGTCAAAAATGCATGGGAAGAAGAATTGTATGAAAATTATATGAATACACTACGTGCTTTTACTCAATCAAAAACCCCCCTAATAGAAATTTCAAAAGAAATTACAAAAAAGGATGGTACAAAGTCTATGGTGTATCACACTTATTTAGATGTCACAAGTCCTTTGAGTGATATGATTACAGAAATGACATCCGACAATTTGAGGTGGCCATCTGAAAGTCCGATTCAAAAAGCATATTATTTCTACAATATTTTGGACGAAACTATGGGTTTGCTAGATTTAGAAATACCCGAGTGGATTGATGACACTAAAGTAGAACAAAACATCAACGAGATATTTTCAGATTATATTTAAAGTATTGTGATTTTTCGTTACATTTTCGAAAAAAATTAAATGCAAACATTTCATAGTCCCATTGGTGGAAAAAATTTAACCAATATTTTTGCCAATGCCCTTGTAGAGGAATTCAAAAAAGAATCTCTGAACAATTTTGTAGAAATTTCTGTGACATCTCATACAAATTTTTTTGTTGTTAACGGTTCGACAAGTTCAGATTCTATTAAAAACATTTCTGAGTTGTTCATGAAAGTTATGAACCGAGTGAATCCAAGATATTCGAAAAATATAAATGTAATAGATTTAGTTCATTATGGTGTCAACAACAAAGAAATTGTTAACACAATGGTTGATTTATACAAAGGAAATGATTTATTCATTCCCGAAGAACATTATGACTCCTTGGTGCTTTCCAACAAACTTTACAAAGAAGATATCCACATAAATTTTACAGCAGACACTATATCTGGGACAGTACATTACCAACCTCTGTACCATACCACCGAAAAACAAGCACAAGAAAAATTATATGAACTTTATCCCGATTTTTTCTTAGAAAGGATTAATGATGAACGCCCCAATACTTCAGATTATTATTTCGGTGCGTGGAACCTGAACAAAAAATATCACCTATTTTTGAGATATGTATTCCACAATTTGTCTGAAGCTAACATGTGTAAAGGTGCAAACTTGAGATGTTTTTCTAAGGAGAGAATTGACAAGTTATCTTGGGAAACTATAAGGTTTCATTCGGAATTTAAAAACAATCTAATAAAACCAAGTCAAGTTTATTCTATGGTTTTGGATTTGTTTAGTTTCAATCCCGAAGATTTTGAATCTAAACTTAAATTAGAAACTTACAACCCCCATCAAGAAATATTATTTAGTGAAAATCCATACCCTTGGATGATTAAGGATAAAGTTTCAGAAATGTTTGTAATATAAAAAAGGGGACTAATGTCCCCTTTTTCAATCCTGAAGAATTCCTTTTACTTTTTCTATTGCTTCATTTATTTCGTCGAAGTCCTTTTCAGGTACCAACATTTTAGCACCGATGGGTTCATCGTCTTTGGTTTCGATAATCATAAACGCAGGGACATAATCATTACCTGTTAGTTCAACAAACAAATTATATTCTTCCTCGTACTTGTCGATATCACGATTAACGAATTTAATTTTTTGTTCTTTGAGTTGTTTCTTGGCT